CAGTAATATCATCTGCTGAAGGAGTAATATTTTGGTTTAAAGATGGATATGCTTGAAATGATCTAAACTCAGGCTCTACTCCATTTCTATAAACTGTTACTCGATCAGATTCAGTTGATTGAGTAGTATCCCAAGCAACAACGATATGATACCAAGAGGCCGGATCACGCATCTCTCCATTTATAAAACCAGTGGAACCGCCAGATGTGGTAGCCTTCCAAAAAATTCTCAATTCATTGTTGGATGCGTTTCCCAAGCCAATGCGAATACTTTTTTCTTGACCGCTTACATTTAAATCAAATATTGCATTGTTACCATCTGCTTGTGGAATAGCGCCCGGTTTTACCCAAAAACTCAATGTCCAAGTTGTTGAATCAACAGTTGCCGAACTTCTTTTTAGTCTTGGACTATCACCATCATTAAGCCGCAACGACTGATCTATGTCATAGCCAGTATCTCCCTGACCAGATGAGCCAGCGAGTATGTTATTAAATACAGGCATTATGAATAGTTCAGAGTAGCCACTGCTTGAATGTTTGTTGCATCCAAAATAACGTAATCTATCCTGTCAACAGCAGCCGCAGTGGTAGTGAGTGTAGGAGCGGTTCCTCCTGCGAAATCCCAATCAGTTCCCCAACTGGCTGTTCTTGATCCTGTACCGTCCTGTGTAAGGAAGATAGAACCACACTGACCAGCAGTGTCATTAGAAGGATTAGCAAACGTAACATTGTGAGCCATCGTGCATGAGAAGTTGTTGGAGTTAGCCATGTCTATGGTTACTGTCGCGGCTGATGTGAGAGCGGTTATCTCTCCTCTCTGCCCTGCCGTCCATGTCTGCGCTGTTCCTAATAGAGCATCGCCTACACCTTTAGCATTGATCTGAGTCTGGGCATTAGAACTGAGAGTGTTTATGTATTGGAATTCTGTACTTGTAACTGACCCGTCAGCAATCTTGGTAGCGTCTATGGCCGCACTTGCGTTTACATCTGCATCAACGATAACGCCAGTTCCTAAAGAAACTACACCAGCGTTAGTCATGGTAACATCACCACTTAGTGCAGCGGCGGTTACTCCAGCACCATCACCAATAAGTATCTGTGTTGTGGTTAGAGCAACATCAGAAGGTACACCAGTTGTTCCAGCATCTCTGACCTTTACAGTACCAGCGGCCATATCAGCCATCTTAGCATTGGTTATCGCGCCATCAGATACACTTACAGCGGTCCAGTCTAGGCCGTTAGTTGCGGTAGAGTCGGCTGTTAGAACTAATCCATTTGCTCCTATAGGAAGTCTAGTCTCAGAGTCTACTGTATTGTAGACAAGAAGGTCGCCTTTGGTTGTTAGTTTATCATCACCAACAACTGATACCATCTGCCATTCAGCAGATGGAGTGGAATACTTCATGTACTGATCGTTAGTGGGTGCGGTAGCGGTTACTGATTTACCTTGAATCTTAGTGACCGTAACTACGCCAGCATTGGTCATGGATACATCGCTAGATAGACCAGCGGCTGTGAACCCAGTACCATCTCCAATTAGGATTTCTCCACTAGCAAGAGCCTTATCAGATGGATCACCGGAAGAGTTAGCATCCCTTACCTTAACTGTATTAGCTGCCATATGCGCTAATTCAGCATTAGAAACGCCTTCATCTTTAACAGTTACAACACCAGAGGATACTAAGAAGTTATCAGTAGAGAATGATGCTACACCTTTATTGGATGAGGTTGCCTCTTCTGCCGCTATTGTTAGCGTAGTTCCAGTAGCAGATGTATCAATACCTTCGCCGCCTGAAACAGTAAGGCTTTCAGAGTCCAGGTCAACATCAATAGTACCGCTGTCAGATATTAGGTCTAAGTCCTGTGCCGTAACCTGAGTGTCTACATACGCCTTGATAGACTGTTGCGTAGCAAGTTTAACAGCAGAGTCAGATGACATATCATCTTCGTCTTTGATGCCTGTTACTGTGGCTCCATCTGCGGCGATATTTACGCTACTGAATACACCCGTAGATGCTGAAGTTGCGCCAATCGTAGTCCCGTCTATCGTACCTGCGTTAACGTCTACTGAGTTAGAGGTTTCGGGATCAACTGCTAGAGTAATCCAAGCATCGTTAGCCTGGTTCCTGATCTTCAATAGATTATTAGTAGTGTCAAGCCATACCAGTCCTGTAGACTGAGCAGCACTACCGCTTATAGTTGGTGCTGTAGCTTTAGTAATGATTACCTGGACCGCTTGATCTGGGCCAACATCATTAGAGCCGGTAGGAAACGTCTTCTTCAGGACATTTTTAATTAATCGAAGATGGTCATCGCCCTCGCTAACATTGTCACTTGATAGCGGGTTTGCGCTATCGAGATTTGTAATATAATTTCCAGATTCTATGCCCATAATTTATATCCTAATAATATCCAGAGGTGTTCATCACTCTTAGTTCAGAACCGGAATGTCTGTCTTTGCTATCCTGCTCCTGTAGGTCAGAAAGTGCCTGCCTAAGTCCTCGCTCCCACACAGGTATTCTTTGGTCATTCATAAGGAATGGCTCTGCCTGTAATAGAGTTCCATAAAGGTATACGTCTGGAGCATTAAGTATTACCCAATTTGTAGGTGCTGAATCACTAAGACTATCAAATGTCTTATAGTAAGTCATCGTATAGTCATATGCTCCATCTGGGGTAGTCCCAAAATAAATATCATTTCCTATTATAGTGTAAGCATTAGGTTTTCCTGACGAACTTCCTCCCCAAACTCTATACATCATTTCTGGAGTAAGATATTGCAAGGGTGTGACCGGGCTTGTAGCCAAATGAATCTCTCTCATTTGAACGTAACCAGTAGGAAGGCTATATGATTTAGTGCCTCCAACCGTGGCAGCAGTAACATTTGTTTCCATAGCTCTTATCCGCAATACTCTATTAAATATTGCCTCATTTATTGCTATAAACTCTGGTATCCTAGCGTCCAGATCATCTCTGTCCAACCAGTTAGCAACGGCTGTTTTAATAGTTGAATACGAATTAATAGCCATTAGCTATTCTTACTGTTAAACCAGATGGCGCTGTTAATAATAGGTTTTTGATCGTTGCCTGAAAACGTGGGTTGATATATCCACATGATTAAATCCTCGTTGGTGTGGTCCTGAAGTATTTGTTATCAGGATCATTTAAATATTTTGCCAGTAACTTTGGGTCTTTGTTTATAGCGCCGTTTGTCTCTTTACACCACGCTTCCCAAACGTTTAATGGAATTGAAGCGGCAACGTGCTCTTTACTAGCCTTGCCGAAAGTAAGTTTGTCACCGTAGTTAATTAGATTCCGTTTGTTCTGGTCTATGATAGCCTGCACATCCTGGTAGGTATCAATGGTATGCGTACCGTCACTGTTGATATCTAGTTTCCAAGGTCTTGAAGTAGGAGTGTCATAATTCCATCCTGAAGAATTCATAACGGCATCTCACCTCTATCAGCAGCGATTTCTTTAAATTTGTTATGAACATTCTTTGCATGAAGTTTAGCGTCAATAGGCTTCTTTTCTGTATTTGTAGACTGCTTAGACTTTAATGCTTTATTAAGTTCTTTTTTAGTTACCATGATATCCTTTTCTCTAAACCAAAAAGTTATAATCCATTTATCTCCGTTCTCTGGAGGTAAACCCATATGTAAAGATGATGGATGAGGAATCTTATGTTCATCAAGATTACCAAACATAAGAACTCTTCCTTGTAGAGCCTGTATTGCAAATCCAAGAACAGGAAAAACTGTGCCACCACCATCTTGTACACTATTTAAGTACGCAACCATAGTGACACAGCGATTCCCACCTTCTTTTATTTTTGCAGCTTTTGGCATTTCTCCCATTTCATCAGGAAGAAAAGCATCATAGTGAGGTTTATATTCCTGACCCGGCTGATACCTTTGAATACTTATAGGTTCCAACCGGGTAGGAGGTAGACCACACATACCGGATAACGCTTCAATAACACCATCTAATACATCGTTGTCGCCGTAACTGAAAAAAGTACCTTTGCTGGTTCTTATTTCATCTTGGATATATTTACCATCACGGTTTATTAGATTATCACCAAGCCCTTTATTTGTGGCAAGGCTAATTATGCGCTCACATAAAGCAGGTGAAAGCACATCATCTTCAACAACAATCGTAGGAGTGTTACTGTATTTTATCATTAAGCGTCTTTTACTCCGACAATTGCCGCACTTGCTAGACCATTCTTAGCACGAAGACCGTATTCAGCGATAATCAACTGCTTCACGCTGTCACCAGTCTTGGCAAGAGTTTCAGTCTGGAAAGGTCGCAGATAATCGACTGACCAAAAATCATAGTCAACGAAGAACAGCATATCAGCTACCATATGACGGCTAGGTACAATCTTTAGAGTACCGAAATCAGTCACCAGAACATCAACGGCGTTGATAGCGGTAGTTGGTTTTGCACCCGCAGCTTGCGACTGAATATCAGCAATAACTGAACCACCAAGCGAACTAATCTTCTGCTTGAGGTCAGCGGGAGCCAAAATGTCAGAAGGTTCGCCACCTAATGTAAAGCATCGTTCCATAGCAAGATTAATCATAGCCATAGTAAGAACTGCCGAAACACCAAAAGATGGAACAGCCGACCCTACCGCGGTGTTAGTAACACCAACAACAGGAGAAGCCGAACCAAGAATGATATTCGACGTTCCTGCCGCAGCAGTGCCAAGCCAGGACAGAATACCGGCACTCTTACGAGCCGTAGTTGCGTCACCTGCAACCTTTAGATCGAGAGACAGAAGCATCTTTTCCATATCACGCTTAATTTCTTTTGCGCGCTTGGCCATTTGGTAGGCTTGACTGGACTTGCGTCCTGCAAAATCTACCGCATCTGCTGTTCCACTGGTCTGAACTGTTTTATACGAAATCTGAGCATAGTTAGTCAGACGAGTCGGCTCTGCAACTGCCAGAGCAGCCATACTGTCATTACCTTCTAACTGCTGGTTAGCAGCGGCTGCGGCTAATGAATCCGTTTGCCACTCAAATAACGTATTGTCAATCGACCCTTTGCCTGCACCAGAAAGAAATGGTGTTTCCATTGGGCTTATATTATAAATGATATTACTTAGGTCTTCACGTTTGCCGATGGCTCCGTAAGTAGTCCTAGTATTTGTTGCGATAGCCATAATTGGCCTCCTTTATTATTATAGTTGTACGAAATCTTCAAACAGACTTGCGGCATCTTCTGCCCTTCCTGTCTGCTGTAGACGTTTCAATTGTTTTTTACGTTTAACACTATCACTGCTTGTCTTTTCTGTTTTAGCTTTTCCACGAATAACTTTAGGCTTGTTCTTTACTTTCTTAGACCTGACAGTTGTTTGCTTTTTCTGCATATCTTCATATGCTTTAGCCTGCATTAAAACAAGTATTGATCTGTGGTCGACAAGTTGATTTAACTCTTCCTGTGTATATCCTTTAGTGAGAGCGAATTCGGATACGGTCTTGGCTATTGCCTGCCGTGTCTCCGCTTCTCCCCACTGAGGGATAATACTAACCATCTTTTGATGCTCTTCCTGTACCATTCGCTGATGCTCTTTTTGAGCTTCGGCTGCTGCTTGATTCTGGGCTTCTCCTTGTGCTGTCTGTAGAGATTGAATCTGCTCCTGGGCTTGACGATAATCATCTCGCTTAGTCAGGTATTCTTCTCTATCCTCAGTTTTAAGCCTTTCCCAATCAATGTTCTGGAATTGCTGTAGATGTGAATAGTTAGTTTCAATTGCTTGCGCGACTGCGCTAACGTACTGTTCTCTGGCTTGCTGAGTCTGGGCAATTTCACCTTTGTACTGTTCTACTGCTTGGTCTATTTGCTTTCGATGTTCTGCAAGTTGTTGAGTTTTCCTTGTATAATCCGCTTGTCGGGAGTAGCCTTTGACGAGTTCTTCTTCCGTGACTTCATGTTCCTCTCCGTCTACCGTTACAGTATAGAGAGTAGTCTCTTCCGAGTCGTCTTCAACTTCTTCTTCATCGGATTCCTCAGATTCATCATCCTCCAAAGTTTCGTCTTCGGTTTCTTCAACCTCTTCTTCAACTTCATCAGATTCTTCCTCTAAAGCGTCTTCAGTTACTTCTTCAGACGGCGATGCTTTCTCTTCCTCTTCCGGTTTCTCAATTGAGTCCATGAGTCCGAGCAGTGCATCTTGGGCTTCGGATATACTACCCGGTGCTTTGGGTAGGTCACCTGCTAAATGTGGGGCTTCTTGCGTATCCACCATAATAATCTCCTAGAGTTGGTATTCCTTAAACTTCTTCGCCATATCTCCTGTTTCCACAATGGAGGTTAGATGTAGGCGTATCCGTTCAAGGAGTCTTAATGACAACCAGATTTGCTCTCTGGCTTCTGTTTCACTTACTCCAGAGGCGCTCCAGGAGTTTTGTAAATTCTTTTCTAATACTTCAAATGCTTCTACAAACAAAGGATCGGTGAGGAGGCGCTTGGCGTGTTCCTCTCTTAGTTCATTGCTCATGTTTATCCTATAGCTATTGGTCGTTTCTGTTCGGCCTCAAGTTGTAACTCAGCACCTTTTAACTGTGCTTCTACGGCTGCTTCTGCGGCATCCTGTTGTAGTCTCTGTTGTTTCAACTGAAGGTCGCCTGCTTTAATTTCCAACTCTTTCTGCTTTAACTGTAATTCCATTTGCCTCTCCTGCTCGGCAGGATCAGGCTGTGGCTCTGCCATCTCTGGGTTAGTCAAGAAGTCATCGACATTCTGGAATCCCATGTTTCTTACAAGAGCAGCACCCATGTTGTACATATTCTTTTCGTTGACAATACTCAATCCACCACGCATTGCATCACCGGCAAAGCGTAGCATGGTTGTAAGGTGCATCAACTGTTGGTCACGATTACCATTACCGATACCTACGGCAACCGTACAGTCCATTTGGTCACGCCACATATCAGGGCGTACAGGAACCCACTTATTGCGTAGCTTGACTACACGCTCTTTGTCCTGATTCTTTAAGACCAGTTCGTAGATGGTTCTCATCAAGTCTCGCACACCAGTCTCAGCAAATGATCTTGCTATTAACTCTACTCTTGACTGTGCTGCTGTCATGGTAGCATTGACCGCTGTGGCCGTTGTATGGCTCGTCAGGGCGTTATCGTTAAGACCTTGACTGTACTTGTTTACACCGCTTCTGGACTCTCTCTGCTCGTCTAGGTAGCCTAGCATCTGGAATGAAGAGGCTTCTAGTTGAGGAGTAGCCAAAGGCATGACAGCGTTGGGAGACTTGACTCTTACTACACCGCCTGGGCGTTGTGATAGGAGGTCGTCTAGATTCGCTTGACCTTCAAGGACTGCGTACCTACCAAAGTTCTGGTTGTACATATTGTCCATTAAATTTCGCATCAAGGTACTTTTTATGAGTTGAAGATCGAGTATAAGGTCGGCTATTGACAGTCCGAAGAACTTATGCGGTATCTTGATAGGAGTAATACTTACAAAAGGAATACGATCAATAGGTTCATTAGCCAAGACTTTATTACCTACGGAGCAGACCTTTCTTAATTCTGCAATACCATCTCCATCATAGTCTGTTCTCAGGAAAGACTCATGCAGCCAGTAGGTTCTTAGAGCGTCCTCTTCTTCTAGTCCACCCCAGCCACCAAAGTAATCAGCAGAGTTATCAAACTGATAACGGCTAAGGCGTTCCGCAGAGAAGG